TTCACGTGTAGCTGAACAAAGCTTTGCCAGCAATAACATCTGTAGAGCCTTCCGAACGCGTAAAAGGCCAGTTTAATTCTGAATTAATGATGTCAGCTATAGAACGATTGATGTAATCTTTAACTGTAGTTTGAACACCTCGAGATGTACCAAAGTTAGAACCTGTTAGCTCTACTTCGTTCATGTCTCGTAGGACATCATTTACTAAACTAAGAAACGTGCTAGCCATGTACTATTCCACTATTCATTATTTTCTGTATTTTCTTGTTTTATCACGTATCTTTTTAGGCTGTTTGGAGAACTGCTTACCAGCTTTAGTTGCTTTTCGTTTAGCACGCGTGGTAGCTGCGTACTCCTTCGACGAGAGGCTCTTGATAGCTGCTGACGGTAGATACCGTTCTCCAGTCTTACTGGACGGTTTGCCACTCTTCGTCCTCCACTTCTGCTTCGTCCAATTTTTCAAAGAGCGTTGGCTCTTCTTTAACGCCATCTTCCTTCTCCATGATTTTAAGAACGTACTGATAAGTTTGTTCGCGAGATTCGTCTCTCTGCAGTTTATCTAGAGCGTCGTCTATATCATCCCAAACTGTTGGTTTTTGAACTATAAGTTCTTTCACTCTTTGTAGGGATTTTTCTGCAGTGTGTTTATACCTGTATCTAAGGGTATCCAAGACAAAATTCATTGTAGACTCCTAAATACTCTAGTATACAAGTTCTAGGTAAATTAAGCAAGCTCTTTATAAAAACATTACTAGTGCAACTATAACTGCAACAGCCACACAACCTCCTGCTACTACTAGCCCACCTATTTCTACGTTGTGTACAAACTCTTTATGTCTACGTCTTTTTTCTACACGTTCCTGCCTCTCCGCTTCCTTCTGTTCCTGTATTCTCCTAGCACGTTCAGCTATTATACCTTCCCAGACACCTGCACCAAATCTCATATTAATTAGATTCTTCATCTCTTGCATATGTTCTTGTGCAAGTTTGGCATTTATCGTTTCTTCAGCAATTGAATTTACAGCAAAAGGGTCTTTCTGGGCTTTACTTCTTTTCTTTTGTATCTGCTGTTCGCCATCAAACATGCCGTCTATGTATTTTGCTATATCGCCAATGTCGTTACAAGTTGTGATGGCTTTTTTTATTCCGTCTACACTTGCCTTAACAAGGGCAATACCCGCCATCGTTTCTGCTATCATTTAAATTCCTTCCAAATTCAAATAACTATTTGTAACCGCCACCTGCTTTCTTATATTCACTAGCAAGCAACTGTGCTTTTCTTGCTGACCATTGCCCCGGCTTACCGCCTTTGCTTCCAGCTTTTATCTTATTAAACAATCTTTTTCTCATTGTGGGCTTGGTATAGTTACCAGCTTCATTAACTTTACTCTTTGCTTTAGCTTTAGCCATCTCTACCTACCTGTCTCATCCTATCTACTAAACGTCTTGCGCGGTTAGGAACTTGGGTGTACCACCTTGAGTCAACCATCTCATCGGCTGCAGAAGACCAGCTTTTAGCATCGACCCCAGCCTTCATACCCTTGAACTTGGACAGACGCGGATAACCAAGATTGAACATCATGTTCGCAATAATTAGTTGTGTTTCTTCGGGTAGTTCATCAAAGTTTTTATAGAGCCTGTGACAGTCTTCTATTGTAACAGTGATATCAAGATTAAATGCAGACTGTACACGACCCTGTTCTATGACAGTGCCTACATCCTTGCCGTACTCTGGGTCACTCTTTGTTATTAGATGTCCTATTCCAAATGTAGCCAGCCCTAGATGGTCGAGGTAGATTTCATACTTACATCCCTCGTCTTCAGCTAGTTCTTCTCTTAACTTGTCTATGTTCATTTTTTGTGAACCTTCTGTATATCAAAAGATGCCTTCTTAGACGAACCCTTGTGAGATTTGTAGCCCTCCTTAGGGTCTTTCATAAGGTTGTATCCGCTACCTGATTTCATCCAGTGAAATCCCTTGGGTGCTTGTACTGATTTTTTCATTTCTTAGTCTCCGAACCTAACCATACTGCAAACGCCCCCGTCATTGCACCTGAGACGACGCTTATCATTGCACTCTGCTGTGTACTCAAGTCTTCTAAGGACATCCCCCACTCGATAACTCTTATATACATCACTGTCATCACAAGCATCATCAAGCGTGGTACTATCTTGTATTTTAATATCGTTTCTGCCGCCATTATTTTTTCCCGAACAACTTTGTAGCAGAACGAACACCGAAGCTAGCAGCAACGATAACGCCAAGACTATACTGATACCATTGTGGCATTGATTCCAACTGGGCAAACCCATTTGCTACAACCTCTTCCATTCCGGGGATGAAGGCTAATATTAAGGGTATTGAAAACAAAATTACCAACCACTCGTCTTTCCACGAGGATTGGCTACCCTTCGCCATTTCCAAATCCCAATCAATTTCTCCAGTAGCTTTTTTCTGCATCACTACAGCTTCGGCTTGCGCCCTAGCTACTTTAGTTGCTGACTGAGCCTTCTTCTCTTCTACCTTACCACTTAACCATGTACCAGCTAAATCTGCTACAGGTCCTATCAACATATTAAGCACGTCTAAACCTCGCTGTTTTCTTTGCTATTTTTTTGGGCTGGGATACAAACTGACGACCCGCTTTTTTTCCTGCTCGTTTAGCTTTCGTGGTAGCCGCGTACTCCTGTGACGATAAGGACTTGATAGCTGCTGACGGTAAATACCGTTCTCCAGTTTCACTGGATTTCTTGCCACTCTTAGTTCTCCACTTTTGTTTTGTCCAAGACTTTAAACTTTGTTGTGATTTAGCTAGTGTCATCTTACATCCACATTATTAAAAATACTAAAAGTGCAATCAGCCCTACACCAACTGCAAGTGCAATACCACCAACTTCTACATTATGTATAAAAGCATCATGTTTCTTACGTTTAGCAATACGTGCTTGCTTTTCTGCTTCTTTTGCTTCTTGTATTCGTTTAGCACGTTCTGCTATTATGCCTTCCCAAACACCGGGGCCAAATCTTATATTAATTAAGTTCTTCATTTCTTGCATATGTTCTTGTGCAAGTTTGGCATTTATAGTTTCTTCAGCAATTGAATTTATAGCGAAAGGGTCTTTCTGAGCTTTACTTCTTTTCTTTTGTATCTGCTGTTCGCCATCAAACATGCCGTCAATATATTTTGCTATATCGCCTATATCATTACAAGTTGTAATGGCTTTCTTTATTCCGTCTACACTCGCTTTGACAAGTGCAATACCTGCCATAGTTTCTGCTATCATAACTCTCTCCTTTTATGATATGCATGTTATCTGTACCCACCACCTTTTGCTTTGTATTGCTTTGCTAACATCTGGGCTTTTCTTGCTGACCATTGACCAGCACCACCGCCACTAGTGCCTGACTTTATTCTACTGAACAGGTTCTTACGCATTGTTGGTTTGGTATAGTTACCTGCTTTATTTACTGTGGATTTATTTTTCTTCATGGTTATCTCACTGGGTCAAAAAATTCTTCTGCGGCTATAAGCGTAGTTAATGTATCTGCTGTTTCAGCCGCAACTATTATTTTATCTTCTGCGTGTAAATATAATGGTAAGGTATTTGTAAAAACATTCTCAAAGTCTTTACCTGTTACAGGATGTGCTGAAAAAAGAGTATGTGTTACGTTAGTTAACTTCTCATATATTTTTAATGTATAGTTTTTATTAGCAGCATTAGTATTGCTAATCATTAAATTCTCAACATGAGATGAAAAGTTTTTAGGTACAACATATACATCTGTATCAGAAGTAGAATCCAATGCAGTTAAATGAGTTACAAACTTTGAGCCTTCTTGGGTTCTAGGCATATTACTTTATCCGCACCTTATCTATACATATAACTGACCACTTGTGAAACTTTATATTCCACTTGCCAAGTAGTCTAGCTATCTTTAAAAACAGATGGCTAAAGAATGTCCAATAAGAATCAACCAAAAAAGTTTTTAGGCTTGTCAGATTTGTTAACATTCTTCTTATGCCTTCCGGGTCTTCGTAGTCTTTTCTTCGCCATAAAAGAATTAGTAAATTGTTTAGCCATTACTTCTTCTTTTTAGCCATACCACCAGGCATCATCTTCTTCTTAGCCATCTTAGCCATGCCACCGCCACGCATTCTCTTAGGCATTGTTGCACCACCACCACGCATCTTTGTTACTTTAGCTTTACCCTTCATGTCTCAATCTCCGTCTTTCTACTACTAAGGCGTTATATGTATCTTCAGGAAAATGTTTATAGTATCCTGACTTTTCTAGGCTTAATGACGCATCATCCAATATGGACAATCTCTGTACGAATACCATACAGTATTCTAATTCACTACTAGTTATACCATCTTCTTCTAAAAAGTCAAGACCTGCATCACTAGCATCAAAGTCTGGATGGAATATCATAAGGTGTAAATCTTTACCTGCACTACTCAGTGCTTCATTCATGCCATCACATAAACCATCTAGGTATTCCATGCTTGGCATGTCTTCTTCAGCCCATACAACTATATCATAGTTATGCGCATCAAAAGATTTTACTGCGTCACATAAACCTTCTAGCCCAGTATTAATGCTAAAGACTACCTTATCATCTGCCCATGCTTTAGCGGCATAGGGGCAGGGTGGTAGTCCATTTAGCTTTACGTTTGGTATTTCAAGAAAGTTATGCGACCAATTACGTATATCTTGTTCTATTGGGTGCATTAGTTCCCAGTAATTTTATTGAATGCTTCTGGGCTTTTAGCTTTTAATGCTTTCAAACCGGGGTTCATAGTTACGCTACCACCTGCGGAATACATATGCTTCTTACCATATGCCATACCGCCATCAGCCATCTGTGCTTTAGCCATTTTCTTAGCGTCACTTTTTTTCATAGTACCTACACCAATTGATACAACTGTTACATTATCATCTTTTTTCTTTTTCATTAGCGCACCTTTACTAGCTTGTACAGTTTTTGAAGCATCAGATATTTTTTCTTTTGCATTCTTTACTTCTTGTTTAGTAAAGTCTGATGGTGATTCTAATATTTCGTAAGCATCTGCTAAACTCATGTTTGCCATTTTACTTCTTCTTTTTCTTTTTAAAAGGATTAGAATCTGGTCTACCTGTATATACAGTACCTATTAAACCTTTATGTGTAACACCTACAACCATACCATCTTTGTATACAGGCTTACCACCCTCTTTAAGTTCCTTGGTAATTTTACTTAACATACCTTTACTTAATGGGTTCTTAGCTTTATCCTTACGCTCTTGTATTTGCTTTAATGCTCTTGCATTAGGTTTTGTTTTAGCTGGTGCTTTATTATCGTATGATGGACCTCTTGCTGGTCTTGCGTCCTTAATACTAGTATCTCTTACAGATTTATTGCTTAACGCCTCTATCTTTTTACCTGCACGTCTTTGCTTATCTCTTGCAGTATTAAATGCTGCATTAGGATTCCTAGCATCCTTCTTAGGCATTTCAGAATCACCTCTGCCCGGTCTATATGCTTGACGATTTCCAT